ATCCTTGCACGTCTCGGGCAGCGCAGCGCAGGCGGAGGAGATGAAGGGCAGTCCGGCTGCCATGGCCTCCATCGCGGTGATGCAGCTCACCTCCTCGAACTCCGTCGGGTAGACGAGCGCGTCACAGCGCAGCTGGACCTGTGCGAGCTGCGCTTTCGTCAGCGCGCCGAGGAATGTCACGTTCGGCAACTCGCGGCAGTACTGGTAAAGCTGCTCGTAGTACGGCCGCATCTCGTCCGTCGTGTAGTCGTAGCCGCAGACGTACAGGTGGGCCTTGGAGCCGACGTCGAACAACCGCTGCATGATGCCGCCGGGACGCACGAGGTGCTCCAAGCCGCGCTCCGGGCGCGACTGGTACAGATAGCAGACGGTGTCGCCCGTCATGACGTTGTCGAGCCACTGCTGCGGGAGCTTGCGGTGGTCTTCGCTGTAGAGGTCGAGGTCCACGCCGTTGGGCACGACGCGGACGAGGCCGTCGCGCAGCCCGTAGATCTCCTCCACCTGCTTGCGGTGGAAGTCGCTCACGGTCGTGACCATGTCGAGCCGTGCGCCCCCGGCAAGGACTGCACCGGCTGAGCGGCGCAGTGCGAGGTCGTGCAGCTGCAGGATGTTGATCTTGCTGGCGTAGTCCTTGTGGAACGCGAGCGGGTGCCGCTGGATGATGAGCACATCCTGCGGCGTGTTGCAGGCGAACTGCGTAAAGCGTTCGCCGAGCGGATTTTCCTTCGTTGCGGGTCCGCTGAAAACGTAGTTGACGCCGTCGAAGATACCTTCGTCTTGTGAATTCGTGAACATGACGACGCGATGGCCGCGTCGGGCGAGTTCGCGCCCCATGTAGTACGCGGCGGACTCTGAACCGCCGAGCGACTTCGTCTTGAGGGTGTCGCCGTTGAACGGCATTCCCATGCTGTGGATTACGATTTCCATTACTTCACTCCACGGGCTGCGATGCCCTGCTGATTGTTGTTCGCTGATACCACTTTAAGCCTCCTGTTAAAAACGGGGAGGGCCATGAAGCCCTCCCGAGTGTGCCTTTCGGCGGGGGATTGTTACAGACCAGCCGCGCCCGATGCCACGTTGGTGAGCAAGCTCACCGCGTAGTCGGAGCCCGTGATGCGCTCGTCCTGGTAGTAGTCCACCTCGATGGTCTCGATCCGGCGCTTGGTGTCGTACGGATGGCGGAAGACCGTCATCGGTGCGGGCAGCGCGGGATTGGTCCAGCGGAAGGAGTACATCCACGACGGGTCATCCAGCGACGGAGCAGGCGGCGCGTAGTACGCGATCATCTGGTCCGCGAGCGGGTTGGTCAGCGTCATGGCGGCAGCGGACTGCGCCTCGTTCTGCGTATGGTACAGCGCATCGGCGATGATGAACCGGTCCACACCGAACAGCGCCTGCACCTGCGCCTGGACAATCGGGCCACCGCCCATCGTGCCCTGGATCAGCTGGCGCATGTAGTAGTTGCGCTTCAAGCGCCCCCATGCCTTCCAACCGATGATGCAGCTGTTGGGGCGCTGGCCGACGGAGCCCTTCATGTACTCCGACATCTGCTCCCACTGCGCATACGGGTCGCCCGCGTTCTGTCCCGCAGCACCACCGGCAGCGAGCCATGTGCTGTTGCAGACAAACACGGTACCGACGTTCGCAGTCGCGGTGCACAGCGTCAGGACGCGCTTCTCGTAGTCCACCATCAGCTTGTCCTGCAGATAACGCGCCTTGCCAGCGGCGTCAAATGCACGGTAAGCGTCGTCGACGTTCGCAGCGTCTTCGATGGTGTTGTCGTAGCCGAGTGCGTAGTCCTCAGCCTGATAGAAGGCAGAACCCACGGAGCGGGTGACCTTCTTGGCTTCCGTGGACGGGCCGCGCTTCGTGTCTTCGACGGCGAAGTACTCGAAACGGCTGTACACGGGGTAGGTGTCCCGCTGCTTCAGCACCGGCACGATCGGGGCGATCTGATCGGCGATGAAGTTGCGCGGACGGTAGTTGATGGCGAGATTGGTGAGCAGACGGTCAACGTGCAACTCACGAGGTCCAGTGGAAAGTCCCATTTGTTTTCAATGCTCCTGTGAGTTACGAGATGATGGTAGCGCCGACGTTCGTCACGTCGAGCATTACCTGCACGAGGTCGCCGCTGTTGCACGTCTCAAGGAAACGTCCAACGGTGTAGTTGCCCGAAGCCGCGTTGGTGATCCAACCCGAATTCGCCAACGTCGCGGGCCAGCCGAGCGAGGCCACGGCCGCGCCTGCGTATGCTTTGACGATGCCTTGCGCAACGACGCCGCAGTTGTAGCCGCTACCGACTGCGGTTTCCAGCAAGCCCGCGCAAGCGAGCCCGGAGGTTGCCTGCGCGATGGTGCCTGCGAGCGTGACGAGCTTGAACTTGGCCCCCGAGAGGTCCGCAGTGGCGCGAACCGTGTGGGTCAAGGTGCGATTGACTGAAGTGGTCATGTTCTGTGTGATCTCCTGTTAGGCCGCGTCAGCGGACTTGAAGGTGGCGTCGGGGCTGCTGAAGTACGCACGGGCCAGCTCGGGCTCCGCACGCAGCACGCGGGTCTGGGCGGCGAGCATGTCGTCGTGGCAATTGACCTTGCCGCCGACGCGAATGCACTCCTCCTGGACCTTGAACAGCAGGACTTCGTCGTTGCGCTTGTTGGTGAAGTCCATCTTCTGCTCCGTGGTGCCGGTCTTCGACGTCGGCCCCTTCTTCTCGGTGAACGTGGCGAGCTGGTTCTCGGTGATGATCGCCTTCACACCGTCCACGGTGTACGCGGTCAGCACCTCGTCGTCGCTCTTGAACAGGCGGGAGCCCAGTTCGCGGTCGCGCACGCGCGGGGCGATACGCCCTTCGGTGATCGCGGTCTCGAACATGGCACGCACGGTTGCACGATGCGCCTCCACCTTCTCCGTGAACCGGGCCTTACGGTCCGCCTCGGCGTCTGCGGTCAGCTTGGCCACGGCGGCCTGTGAGGCAGCGAGGTCGCTGCGCAGCTTGGTCTCTTCTTCGGGGGTCATGGTTGATATCCTCTGAGATTGATGATGCTCCAGCGTAAACGTGGCCACGGACTTGAAGCTCGAACCTGCGAGCTTGCGAGTCAGTGCCAGCGCCTGCAAATCCTTCAAGCCGCTGACCGCCGGAATGTCAGCGCCAAGCAAAGCCACCGCATCCAACACCCACGGGAAACTCGCCCCGTTTCGGTTGTAGTTCTGCAGCAGCTCCACGGAAACAAACTTGTAAAGACCCTTCTTGATCACGTCGAAGACGACTGTTGGCATGTCGACGAAGTCGGCGAGTAGCTTGTTGCCATCCTTCCACACGCGCTGCACCCACCCGAGCGCGGGCTGGCCGTCGGTGATCGTCTGGTCGTTGTTGTGGCCGAACTTCAGTGGCACGCGGGCCGATGCGCCGAGCGCGTCGAACGCCTTGACGATGGCCTCAAGGTCCGAGTCCTTGAATTCCATCTTGTTGTGCGTGCCGGTGCTGAATATCTCCGCGCCGAGTAGCTTGTTGCTCATCCGAGTGAACTCCTCAGTTCTATCCCATCCGTTGCAATGAGTCGGCGGAGCCTTGGGTTCGGCTCCCGCATCAGCCCCGCCATCACATACGCGACACGCAACAGCGGCACCTGCGTCGTCAGCGGCCACTGCAGCGCGTGTTGCAGGAACGACTGCGCCTCGGCGTCGATGGTATCACCGAGCACCTCGTCCATTTCGATCAGTTCGCGCAGCTTTTCCTCGAGCGTGGTCATGTCAGAACCCGTCCTGCGGTTCGACCGTCGGCGGGTCAGACTCCACGCCGTCCCAGCCGTCGAGCGTCGTGATCGCGACGAGCACCGAGCGGCAGTTGTAGTGCAGGGGTGGGCGGTACTTGTCCCACACCGGTGACTCGGTCGGGTGGATGTGCCCATCCATCTCCGTGCAGATGCTGGTCGTGCGGTCGTCGAGGATGGCGGTGAATTCAATTGCGTCGACGAAGTCCGCGACCGCGGGGTCCGTGAACTCCGCGTAGCGCGCCTCGTTCAGCGCCTCGAAGGTGTTGGTGCGCGCGAGCGTGTTGAGGTACGCGGGCACGTTGGCGACGTTGAGCGCGTCTTGCAGCGCCGCCTCCGTCAGGTCACGGATCTCAGCACGTGGCTCCTCCGCATCCACAGCCTCCAGCGTCGTCATGCCCTTGCGGATCAGCCGCTCATAGATCGACGACGCGACTTCCTCGGGGCGCGTACCTACGCGCACGCCTGACAGCAGTTCCTGCTGGATGATCGACTTCATGCCGTCGGTCAGGTTCCCGGCCATGCGGAACGCGTTGCTGTCGAAGTAGTCGGACGCGTTCGTGCGCAGGTCGGCGAACTTCGCCGTGCGCGCATCGGCGGAGTACGCCTGCTTGCGCGCTTTCGACGTCTCGTCCATCGCCTGCATGAGACCCATGGACCACCCGCGCTCAAGCATCGTGCGGAACGCGGCCTTGATCTTGCCGATGTCGGTCGAGTCGAACTTCAGCTCTCCGATGTCTGCGGTGTCTTGGTCGAGCAGCTCGGGCAGTCGCTCCGCACTGATCAGGCGACGCACCGCACGGGCCGCGAGCTTCGCGACCGTCTGCGACGTATCAGCTTCGAGCGTCTGCGTGCGCTGCGCGATGACTGAGAAGTCGACGCGCGCCACGGCACGCGTGAACGCCGCACGCTCGCTCATATCCTGCGGCTCTTGCTTGGCGGGTGCGAGCTTCGCGAACTCCGCGCGCACGATTTCCGCAACGTCGTCCGCAGTGAAGGTCTTCCCACCGCCAGCGTCCGTCGGCTCTTTCGATGAACTGGAGGATTGATCCGCATTGCTGGCGGCGGGTTGAGCTTTGGCGGCGAGCGTGGCTTCTGCGTTCGCTTGCGCCTGTTGCTGGGCAGGGGTGACAAGTGGCAGGTCGTCCTCGTCCCGCACCGGGGCGTCCATGAGCTTGCGCAGCCACGCCTCGTCGGCCTCTGTCGGGACAACCGTGTTGCCCGTGACCATCTTCTGAAACGTCTCGACGATCCACCGCAGCTGCTCGGTGGACATGTGGTTGAAGCGGAAGCGGGGGTACTCGCCGTCATCCCAGTTGAGGCTTGCGATGGGAGCGAAGAGCTGGTCGTTGATCGCCTGCTCAAGCCGCTGCGTGTCCGCCGCAATGGTCATGAAGTAGACGTCGAGCTGCGTCTGGCTCTGCGCGAAGGTCCCGGTCTGACCGGTGTGAGACAGGCCCAGCAGGTTCGGGATCAGGAGCGACTTCGCGATGGCGAGGTCGTGGAATGAGATCGCCTTCTCATAGGCGTCTGTCGTCGTCGGCGTGACGAGCTCCATGGTCACGCCATTTGGCAGCATCACACCCATCGTCGAGCGCATGTTGCTGAGCATGCCTTGCAGCGACGCGTAGTCCGGGCTGTTGGGCTGGATGCCGCTGTTGCCAAGCTCAATCGCCGCGAACCCACCCGCCATGCGCTCCAGGTACTGCATCCAGAACTTGATCGCGGTGTCCTTCATGAACCACGGGCGATAGGCTGCGCGCAGCTCGCTCTGCCCGTAGTATGGGTCCTCCTCCGCGTTCTGCACGTAGTGGATGAAGCGCGAGATGTCGAGGTCAGTTTCCTGCGCCCCCACCTTTTGCGTCAGCCGCAGGAGCTCGCCGTAGTTGTCGGTGTAGAAGAGGAACGCGGACACGTCGCGCGGGAGGAGCTTGTTGATGCCGACGTAGGCTTTGCCTTCAACCGTGATGGTGTCCGTGACGATCTCGGTCAGGCTGTACCCAAAGCGGTACGCGCGCAGCACGGCGATCAGCGCATCGGTGAACGAGCCCTTCATGCGCTGCGTCATCGCATTCATCACACAGACGCGCGCCTTCTGCTCGTCCTCCGAGAGATCCGTCTCGTCGAACGCGAACTGGAACCCACGGCCGATGATCGACAGCACCTTGAAGTTGAGGGCGGCCTTTACTTGCTCGTCCTGAACCATGCGCGCGTAGATGCCGAGGCCGCCCTTCCTGTGAGCCAGGGCATCGGGGTTGTACCGCTCAAAGCTGCGCGGCTGGAAGATGTCAGACGTCTCAACGCTCACGACCTCCCGCTGTGGGGCGGGGCGGGGCGTCTTACCCTCGAGGCTGGTGACCTTGGCGCTCATTAGTACGCCTCCAGCGCGCTGCTCGTCACCACGCGAAGCTCAGTGGCCGTGCTGCGGAGACCTGTCTCAAGACGTGGGACTTGCGTGGCGTATTGCATGGCGAGCGAGTCCGCGCGATCAGGTGAGATGATCCCGGCATCTGCCATCTCCTTCTTTGTCCACAGGTCCTCGACCCGGTCATTCGTGTCGCCGTGCTTCGTACGCACGGAGCACAGCTGCGCCATGAAGTCGTCCGCCGCCGCGATACCTGCACCGGCGGTGTCCTCAAGGAACCCCTCATCGAACACAATGCCGTTGTCACGGAAGTCGTTGCGAAGTACCATGTAGCTCTGCACGCGGCGGTTGCGGTACTTGTCAGGTGCGGAGCTGGCCTCACCACCTTTGTAGGTGACGACGGGGTACCCGCGACGCATGAGCTCCCCTGCGGTGCCCGCGCCAACGCCAAGCGAATCGACCACGAAAAAGTCCCCATTCTTGACGCTACACCCAAACTCCTTCCACGCTCTTTCACCCTCATCGGCGCACCGGATGGGCGACTCGCTGGAGGGGAAGTTGAACGCACGCTGCTTGCGGATGCGACGCACCGTCTGGTGGTGCTGGCCGACCGTGAGCACAGATTCATTGTCGCCACCATCAGCGACGTCGATCGAGATGCGAAAGTGGGCCAGTGAGCCGTCGGACACCGACTCCCGCGACAAGGCACGGTCGATCCACTCCACCGCGATCAACTGGTTCGGGTCATTCGTTGGAAATTCCCCGTGACAGCGCACCGCGACGATGGGTGAGTCCTTCCCGTACTTGCGCTCCATCGCCTCGACCCAGCTGCGATTGATGCGCCTAGCGTTCGTCAAGTTGATGTGGTAGCGGAACCAGTTAGCTTCTTCTCGTTTCTGGAGGTGTGAAGCTGCAAAGGTGCCAGTGATCTTGGTTGGGTTCGAGATGATCAGCAGGATCTGAATCTCACCCGTCGACAAGGCACCGAACACCACAGGCCAAAGTGCCTCGTTGACGCCAGTCGCCTCCTCCACGATCACGAGCTGATGCGGCGCGTGGTGGCCGGCGAGATTTTCGGGCTGTGAGGCCGTCTCGCCAAGTACACACCAGTCCTTATCCACGTCCAACACGCCCTTGTCATTGACGCGGTTCCAGTAGACAGTGGTGTCGTTCACCACATGGGTAGTGCGGTAGTACGCCTCAGCCCTGTTGTCGATGCGGCGGAAAGCTGACCAGAGACGCGTGCGAACCTGTGCTAGTTTCGGCGCCGTGCAGATGACCCGGCCTGGAAACGCGGTGTTGAACCAGTGGGCGACGAGGGCTGCAGTAAACGTCTTACCGGGTCCGTGGCCGGAGCGGACGGTGATGAACGGCTTACCCGCGTGATTCACGCGAGTGGGGATGCCCACCTTCTTGCGCCAGACGTCAGCCGCGGACTCTAAGATATCCTTCTGAAATTGGTCCAGTGCCCAAGACTTGCCCGCATCTTCGTCGATGGTGGGCTCACCTTGCAGCGGACGCAACCTCAAGATCTGCTCAGCAAACCAGACGGGTTCGCGGCGGACCTTCCTGATGAAGGCCTGTGCCAGCTCCAACTCCGTTGGTTTACGTAGCGCTTCGGCCACCGGCATCCAGCTCCGAGCTCATGGCTGCGGCAAAAGCCGCGGGAAATGAATGCTTGACGTCTACCTCAAGTTTGTGGTTCTCACGCCACACCGCGGGGCGGCGAGCACGAAGCAAACCAAAGAGCGCCGTGATGTTGCCAGGTACGTGCGCCTCCAACGCGTGGCGCAGCAGATGTGCCTCGAGGAAGTTGGTGTTGGCTTCCTGAGCTTCCTCGTACTGCTTGGCAAAGTCCGGGTTGGTGCGGCGGTGGTAGAAGACCACGGTGGCGGAGACATCAGCTTTGGCCGCAGCTTGGTGCACGGTGGCGCCACCTGCATAAGTCTCACAAAACAAGGCCCTTTTTTCAGGTGTGAAGGTGTTAGGCTTTGAGCTCTTGGCTGCAACGACCCTCTTGTCAGAGGACCTCTTGTTCACCTTCACACTTTTTGTGGACTTTGACTTCACAATTCTCGCACGTCTCCACAGCAATGGAGGCCACCCTAAGGTGTGGAAAAAATCCTGTAAACCCCGCGCGCATGTGGGATGCGAATTCACATGCGCTCTGCTCACGCAGCTGAGTAGCAAGGTCTGTAGCGGGCGTAAGCTATGGAAACATAAGGATAACTACTTTTCTACACTACTTATATCTCTTTTAGAGAGAGAGAGAGAGAGAGAGAGAGAGAGAATAGAAATATATAGGCTTGGCGGGGCTTAGTAGTAGCATAGTAGCGGGCCTAAGTTCTTGATTCCACATTGTAACTCCACAGTTGCGGAGAAGCGGAGGTCTCCATATTTACGAAAACTGGCTCCACGAGCTAGAGTCCGACCTCGGACGCCGAGGCCCGCGTGACTACATCGCTGAAAACTTTGTAGCTCACAAAGCGGCCAACAGCAGGTTCTCTTGGGCCTCGGCGGACGCTTCACATGTGAGCTGACTTGTGAGCTGGGTCCTGCTGCCCAGGTGCCGCTCTTATAAGAAGGTGACTATGTCCGCAAAGAAGAAAGTTTCGTCGTCTAAGGCCATCAACTTGGGCGAGGCCAAGCTACAGGCATCTGGAATAGATGTGAAGCTGGCGAAGCAGCTGGGCCTTCATTACTTAGACGGTCAGCAGACGCAGAAGCTCCACAAAGTTTTCAAACCCTTGTGCAGCCTCAAGATCGATTACTTCGATGTGGCGGGTAAGCCGCTCGCTGACCTGCCGCGAGCCAAGTCGTTCTACCGCCTGAGGTACCTCGAAACCCCCACCGACTTCCAGAGCCTCACCGACAAGAAGCCGGTGAGATATGTACAGGAGCCCAACACGGCACCTGTGGCTTACTACCCCAAGAACATTGATTGGGAGGAGCTGGTGGTTGATGCTGACAAGCCCCTGCTCATTACCGAGGGTGAGCTGAAGGCGGTTAAGGCCTGTCAAGAGGGCTTCCCCACCGTGGGTCTTGGTGGCGTGTACAACTGGCGGAGCCATCGCCTCGGGATCGAGTGGCTTCCCAGCTTAGGTGTGGTGACCTGGGCCAAGCGCAACGTCTACATCTG